TACAAGATAGTCTATCTGCTAAATGGTGTAAAACCATATCCCCAAGAAAAATAGCTACATGATTTAAAGTTGGGTGCATTATAGACATCAATAACACATCTCCTTTTTCTAATTTTTCATCTGATCTAAGTTCTCTGAACCCTGTTCGCCAAGCATAATTCTCAAACAGAGGATTTTCTAAAAATTCTTGTGGTGACATATTTCTTTGATAATCCTTAAGTTTTATACCTTTTTCCTCTTTATACCAATCAACAACTAAACTCCAGCAATCGGTTACACCCCACACCCATTCACGACCTAGTAATGGTGGTTTATATCCGCATGGTTCTAAATATGCCCACTGTTCTGTTTTAGGGTTTACAATATGCCACGGTAAATTACTGTTCTCACAACTAATTTTATCGGCCTGGCTAGGATCAGGAGGTGTTATAGGGTGACTATGAATTACACCAATAATTTCACCTACATTATCTGCTTTTACATAATCTTCTGGGTCGATAATAAAACACTGATGATCTGTTAGTGAAAGATTACGACAAGGATAATATTGCTCTTTACCTTTAACATTTAATAAAAGTCCACAAGATTCTTTAGGATCTTCACGTTGAGCATGAAGTAGTGCTTTATATTTCCAACTCATTGATTAAACGTACCAATGCTAGGGAATAACGCACGGGTGCATTGACGTTTAGGTGCTCGAACTCCAGCCATATCAATAGCTCCTGCTAATTCAAACTCTACTGTCTCTCTAGTTTCTGTTGATTTTCGATCTATTGTGTAGATTTGACGTTTAAATTCTGCTGTAGGATCTGGTGTACCTAATGGATTTGTACCACCACTAAAATTAACAGCATCTAAAAATCTTGCCATTGTTCTTATTCTTGTAACAGTAGCACCTGTTAAATCATTTCCTGCGGTTGTTGCGTTAACAGTAAGAAGAATTGCAGATATAGTTCCTAACGCATTACTTACAACAAGTTTTGGTCTTGGGATTTGACCACGTTGATATGCAAAACCTGTAGCTTCAATAGGAAATCTAAGATAAGAATTACCAGCCCAAACTATTTCACCATTTGCATTAAGATTTGATCCAGCATGAAATCTATAAATTGTTGTCGCACCATGTAATGAATTACTTAGCTGTAATGTAAAAAGCTCAATAATTGCAGATGGATTTATTTTTTGAACTTCACTAAATACAGGAGCAGTACTCACGGTTCAAATACCTCTCTAAATGTTGCTTGTATTGTTGCTCTGTTTAAATATGGAATGGATTTAGACCATGCTTCACATACAAACTTAGATGAACTCGCTTCTCCTGGAGGTTGAAAATCGAAACTAGCACTATCATTTGCTCTTGCATCTAAAAAAGTTTCTATCGTATCTGCATCTGTTTCTGATACCTCAAAAGTAAGATTAAATATTTTTGGATTTTGATGCTGTGCAAGGCCAAATAAAATTCTATGCTCATAACCGTCTGCAAAACGAACTGTCCTAGTTTTTGGTGCGGATCTTTTTTGTTGTCCGTATTTAGGAGAAATCGAAGGAAAAGTAGCCATTAAGCAAGTAAACCTCCAGGTCTTTTCTGTTGTACTATTTCAGATTG